GTCGGCGCCAGGGAGGCGCGATCCCGTTTTCCCAGCATGACCGAGAAGGAGGTCTTTTTGTTTAGCAATGATCCTAGGAATTTGGAGGCTTCACACACTTTAAGGAACAAAGGTGTCGGCGTTCATAACCCGAGTGAGAAAGAAGCCAAGGCTCGTGACGAGATTGTTCGCGTCTTGTGTGAGAAGGTCTTCACCAAGCGCGAGTGTGACAAAGCCATGTCGAATTACGAGTCGTTAACTAGGACCGCTTTGCCTCGCAAGCTTTCGGAGCAGCAGAAAGCTCAATGGCAGCAGGACGCGATGTCCACGGCGGAAGGCGATGGTCTGTCGTACAGCAAATTTATCGATGCTTTTGTTAAGGCGGAGGTCACATCTAAGCCAAAGCCCAGGCCCATAGCCAATCACAAGGAGATTCGTCTGTGCGCGCTCGCAAAAGTTGCTTGGACTTATGAGCACATCATGTTTCACCGCTTGAAGCATATGTCCATAAAGCATCGCACTAAGCGGGAAGCGCTCAGCGACATAGCTGGGGCTTTGAGTGGCATGAAGAATGGCATATGGTGTGAGAATGACCTGACGGCCTTCGAGTTTGGCATTTCAGCCACTCTCAAGGATTGCGAGTGTACGATATTGCGCCACATTGCTTCCCTCATCGGCATTGAAGATGTCGGGCAATTGTTGTTCGAGCGAGTCGTCAACGACAGGGTGAAGTCGTGCGTTTGGTCGATGAGGTACAAAGATGAGACCGGTGAGAGACGCAGTTTTCGGTTGGTTTTGCCTACCGCTATGCGGGAAAGCGGTGACAGGCTCACTAGTTCCGGTAATTTCTTGCAGAACTTGATCGCTTGGGTGTCATTCCTGGTTGAGCCAGGCAACGTTGACAAAGCGGTGGAGTCTTTGTTGCGCACGCAGGGTGCTAAGATGTTTTACATTTCTGCGCGCGACGGCAGGAAATATCTGGCCATGCTTGTCTTTGAAGGTGATGACACGCTTGGCCGTTTGGAGGAGCCTGTTTGGGAACCGCACCGCGCTGGTTCAAACGTGAGCCTTGCCGATGATTTCTTCCTCAGGTGGGGTTGGGGACCCAAGTTGTTTTGGAAGAAGACAAGTGGTTATGACTATGCCAGGGTGGTGGGCTATGATGTTTTGCTCAAGGATGGTGTCGCTGTGAAAGACGGTGATTCGTACGTGGCATGCCCTGAGATGAAAAGATTGCTGACCACCAAGCAATGGACAACCACTAGTGTTACCCCTGAGGAGCTGAAAACGTGTAACAGGATATTCGCTGCTACGATGGCGACG